ACAGTAATTCCACTAGCTGCCACAGCTCTCAAATATGACTTAATTGCTGCTTTGTGTTTTTTGGTCAGTTTCATTAATTGCCTTTCAGTAGTGGGATGTCGAACTTCTCGCCTGATTGATTAGGCTTAAAAGAAATATGAATGTGCTTATCATGTGGATTAATGCCGCGATATTTGACCCATCGCCATAATGATTTACTTGAGCAGATTTTCTTACTAAAAATTATGTAAGATATACGCTTATCTTTTTTTGCTGCGAATCGAAGCTGATCTGCCAAATCATAACTAATTCCTTGTTCGTCAGATAAGCCAGCGTCAATGTCGATCGCGCATACTTCTCCGTCAGGTCGTGGGTTGTGATCGGATTTTCTAGCTGCATGCTTATTATCGCCGATCCACCCATCAAATTTCCTGCTCCTACCCACAAAAGCAAGATTGATCTGATCTCTTAAAGTGTCAGCAGCTTTAGATAACCAAGGCTTCATTAGCCAAGTAGCAATTTTAATTCATCAGCAGTTAAACCAAGACGATCTGCAATTGCTTGGCGTGCTGCTTCTTTTGCTTCAATTTCGGCTTTGCGTGCATTCATTTCTTTTTCAAATGCTTCTCTTGCTTTTTTCTCAGCAGCAGTTTCATCGCGCTCTGTAATAATTTCCTCACCAGTAAGCGCGTTAAATTCTTTTTCAATTATTTTCATTATTACTCCTTATGCGCTTGTATAAACACGAACTGTGCCATTATCAAAACTGCTAGTATTTGCATAAACTGAAATTGAACTTATTGTGCTTGATGAATCATAATAACCGCCCCAAGCATAACCAGCAGCAGAAGCATTATTAGTTGCGCCACCAAGTGATTGATAAGTTTTAACTCCAGATGAATTAGCACCTGTTAATAATAAATAACCAAAACCATTTTCAGTTCCACTTGCAACATAACATAATGAAACAAAATCATCTGGTGTATTAGCCACACCATTATTATTGGTTCTACCCCAAACCACGCCATAATTATAATAATTAGCACCTGTATCTGTATTAAATCTAATTCCAAGACTGTAAGCCGATCCAGTTGATGCATTTGTAACTAATATCAAAATTTTATCTTTTGCACTTATACCAGAAATAGTTGTAGTTGAACCAGATAATGAAGTTCCGCCTGAATTTAACAATGTCCAATTTGCTCCACCACTAACAGGAGCAGCCCATTTCAATCCTGTGGCTGTTGATGAGTCTGCTGTTAATACTGTGTCATTTGCACCAACTGCTAATCTTGCAACTGTGTCTGATGCTGTGGCTGCGATAAGATCGCCTTTTGCATCAACAATAGTTTTAGCAATTGCTGCACTTGCATTATTAAAAACAGTTGTATCAATTGCAGTTCCAAGTGTGCGAATTGCACTTGCACCATCTTTAACAAGATCTGTGTCTGCTGGTGTTGTCCAGCCATAATTGGTGGTAGTTGGCATTTTATCCTTTTCCTATCAGGCTACTATTGTAGCGTACTCCCAAGTCAATGTTGGGCTTAAAGTGTTCCAACGCTCGGTGGCTGGTGTTGTGTTCCAACGCATCGCCACTTGACTAAACTCAACTGGTGAAACATTAATTGTCAAAAACAGCTCATTAAATCTAGTACTCCATGACCAGCCCTCAACATAACCTTCAAAAGATCCACCTGAGATTTGAATAGGTAGATTTTCAATATGAACTGGCATTCCCATAAATACAGCTAATAGATCATCCCGATCTGCATTGTCGATTTCTGGATTAGTTATTGGGAAAGTGATTGATTGAAATGATGGTCTTGGATAAGCTCTTTGAGCAATATAACGATCAGCAATAGCTTGAGCATCAACTGACCCTTGAACCCTAGAATTTATAGTTTCGGCTTTGTAGCCATAAAGCGTAATTGAAGCGGCATCGCTAGCTGTAACCTGTGAATTGTAATTGTTGCCGTAGTTGATATAAATGTCATTTCTAACATCACCCGAGCGCATAACTGTGGAAAGGCCTGCACCTAAAGCATGGCCAGCATCTAGTTCAACATAGCCATTTGTAAGCAGATAGTTTTGTCTGTGGTCTGCATCTGCATAACCTATGTTTCCATTATTGGCTTCATAAATATACCCAAAGGCTGAATTAGCAATATCTGAAATAATGTTATAAATCGTATCGACTGTCGTTGATTGAGCAGTCATTGTGTAAAGACCGGGTTGATCTATTTCGCCTAATCCTAAATTGACTGCATTAGCCCAAGTTTCGGTTGGATTGTAAGTAGCCCAAGTAGAAGCTGATGGCACATCATTCCAAGTTCCTAATAGAACACTTGATAAAATTGTATAGATCTGGTTGCCATCCTCATCTTGAGAGATATTGTTATCCCAAATTTCTTTGGTCAATCTCGCCAAAGATCCCATCGCTAATAATGTATATTCAACGACTGTGGCTACTGCTCCAGTATTTCTAACTTGAACTGTTACATCAGTAAGATCTCCACCAAATATCGTTACATAAGATCCTGAACTGTCTTTGACCTGCAAATCTAAACTGTCATTTACATCAAAATCTAATGTCTGACCATTTAATGCAACTAAGGTTATTTGACAATATGATGGAAGCGGTTGTTGATAAATGTCTGATCGACCTGCTTGATGCTGAACATCTGAAATAGCGATATTAGTGTAATCAACACCGCTGACAGTTAATTTCCAATCAGGCGTAAAATCTGACATTAACCAACACGATCTCTCAATGCGGTAACGCTTCGGGCAGCTTGGCTATTCAAGGTTGTTGCGACAGCTCTAGCAGTTCCCTCTGGATCTATTGCACCTGAAACATTGATGTTAATTGTATTGCCGCCTGCTTGACCAAATGGAGTTGCCCCAAATGGAGCAGCTGTTGGAACTAATGCTCCTGCTTGTCTTTCCAATACAGCAAACTCAGCTGTTAATTTATCAAATTGTCTTTTAGCTGCTGATCCACTAATTCCACCTGTAATAACTTGGAATTGTAAATCTGTAAAAGCATTATTAACTCTAGTTAAGCGATCAACTAAATCTTTGGCGTTTGTTGCACCTAAAACATCAATAGCCCCACCAACACCACCACCAGCACCGCCTGCTCCACCACCAACGCCACCGCCACCAAATCCACCACCGCCACCACCGGCACTAACTCCACCAGCAGCAGCTCCTAATCCTGCAAATCCACCACCGCTAAATCCGCCACCACCAGCTCCGATTTTACCGATTGGAGCAATATCAGTTCCACCTCGAACTGCATTTAATCCTTTAATAACCAAATTGATTGCATCAATAATGAAATTTAATACTGGAGTAATTGCTCCTGCTATCTTACCAAAGGCATCAATGATCGCTGCTGCTGCCCTAGCACCAACATCAAGTAAGAATCCAAATACTGTTTGCAATATAGGGAAAACTCTATCTTTTAACAATATCCAAAATTCATTAAATGATTCTCTGTTACGATCTAAAGCATCTCTAATAATGTTAAAAGCATCTCTAAACTTATCAACTATTGGTGTGCCATAAACAAATATAAAATTAATTAATCTTTCAATAATTGGAAGTAAAGCAAATCCAATAGTTTCTTTGGCTTCCTCAAATCCTATTTTTAAGCGATCAATACGACCTTGAAATGTTTCAGCGTTACGGCTTGCAGCTCCACCATAAAGGTTTGATAACAACTCTGTTTCCTCGCGGAATGATAACTGCTTGGCTTGAGCAGCTGTAATACCAATTCCGAGTCTTGTTAATTGTGTATCTTGACCACCATAGGCTTTAGATAGAGCTTCGGTTACTTGACCTAGATCCTTGCCAGTTCCTTTTGATATATCAATTGCTAAATTCAATAACTGTTGAGATTTAGTTACACTTCCAGTTGCAACTGATAATCTTTGGAATGCTGGTCTTAAAGCATCATCAGCAATTCCTACTGCCAATGAAGTTTGAGTTATGTAATCCTCGGTAGCCTGAATTTGGGCATCTGTTGCCCCTGTGGCGGTGCGTAATGCACTGGCTAACCTTAATTGTGCTTGCTCATCCTCTATTGCAGCCTTAACCCCATCAACGGCTAATTTAGTGGCATAGGCAGCAGCGGCAGCAGCAGCTACGGCAAATGCAGCAGCAGCCTTCTTTCCAAAATCGCCAACCTTGTCAGAAAATCCTTTAACTTCCGTTTCGCCAGTTTTAAGACTTTTCTTTAACTCATCGACATCGGCAAGGATCGAGAGTTTGAGTGTGCGATTACCTGTTGCCATTATCCCCACTCCTTAAGAATGCGATCAAACGCTGCTTCCCATTTGTTAATCAATTCAGGCTGAATTCTGCGAAGGGTTGGATAAATGAACCATCCGCGAGATCCACGACCTTGCCTTCCAGAATATGCAGGGAACTGTTTGAATTTATTTGAACCA